GTTGCAGACTGTTCAATCATCAAACCAAACTTCTGAATAAATGCGCCTTGCCCACCAAACGAGTCTACGTTCTCAAAATACATTTCAATAGGAAATGCAGTTTTAAATTGAGAAAGGCGATCTTCACCGAGAACATTATCCTTTGATACTAAAGATCTTGGGATGTAAAATATCTCATTACCATAAATCTTTAAAGATTCAATGATAATGTCTTCAATCAGGTGTTGTTCGTTTTTAGTACCCTGAGAAAAATATACATTTACTGTAGACATCTTATCCTAAGAAGAATTCTAGCGGAGCTGATTTATTTTGTAGTTCGTCTTCTAAGATTTGAATTTCATTCATGGCTTCAGCATATAACTTATCACCATCTAATGTTACGCCACCTGGAAGTTGAAGACCTGTAAATTTCTTTAGGTTAGTACCCCATTGACGTTTGAATTGAGCAACAGTATAACGCTTGATCCAATTCTCATTCCAAACTTTGGAGAACTCAGCAGGATCTAAAGCACGATATGCGTAGACAATAATGTAATCACCAAATGATACATCAGTCTGCCAGTTGATATCTAGGTACAAACGATTTTGTAAGCGATTGAAACGATATAACGTATGACCATTTAACTCTAAGTCTAATAGAGCCAAATGACCCATAACAGTTTTAAAATAAATGATTGATGTAGAAGTTAAATCATACAAATCATTTAAGCGTAATTGATATTGCAAGTCGAAGATATTCTTTGAAGACGACGCTTGACCAATACTTTGTACTTTAGTGACACCATAAACAGCGTCAGGGATATCTACATATTTTTTATCATACTCGCCAAGAACGCAAGGAGTACCTGAACCAAGAGTTGCAGTAAGTGCACCACTGGTAATAGTTTCACCAGCAACGAAAGTGCCGACTACATTCTTAACAAGCAAAGTATTACCAGAAGAAATTGTATCATTCTCTCTAGTAACAGTTGCCATTGCGCCAGAAGTAGAACCAACTAATGGTTGTTCTAGACCAAATGAAGCAGCATTACCTGTAGTAATAGTTAGTCTAGATGCTTTAATTTGACACTTAAGATAAATCTGTTCAATACCCTCGTAGTGGTATAGACGCCAGTAATCTAGAACCTGATCAATACGATCTTCTAACTGATCATCATCTACGTTGATCTCCAAAACTGGAGCACCTAGATCTCTGAGGCAGTATTGCTTTAGACTCTCTCTACTTGTTGGGATTGCCATTTAATTATACCTTGAATAGAGTACACTCACCCTTGATTGTAGAAGTTCCACTTGCGGCAGTAGCTAGAATACGAACATTACCACCACTAATATCTGCAGTAAATGTAGTATTCGTGGTGGCAGTTTGAATGTCTGAACCAACCAAATAATTTTCAGATATAGTTACTGTAGTACCATCATGAACAAACATTAAACGAGCGATTCTGTATGATGTGCTGTTAACAACTTGCATCTCAATAACACCAGAGCGATACGTAGAAGCAGAAACAGCCAGAATAGAAGTTGCAGTTGTGCTAGAAGTAGTTCCAGTAAACAATCTGCGTGTTGCTATATCATCCTCAAGTCTCCAACCAGTAGCTGCATTCCAGTCAACAATCTTATCAGTAGCACCTTTAAGGGTAATACCACCGCCAGCAGCAGTAGTATCAGTAGGAGAAGCAACAGAACCTAATTCAATATTCTTATCATCAACAGTTAAAGTTACTGAATTGATAGTAGTAGTTGTTCCATCAACAGTTAAGTTACCAGCAATAGTAACACCAGCATTAGTAATACCCATTGCTTTCTGAGCAGCATTACCAGCTACGTTCTGAACATAGAATTCTAATTCACCATTGGCAGCGCCAGCAGAAGTTTCTGCTTGGATGTAAGTATATTTGTTTACAGAAGAAACACCACCAAGTGAAGACCAAGCACCAGAAGAATAACCCTCAAAGCCAACAGTACTTGAGTTATAGCGAATCATACCAGTTGCAGCAACCCATGGACGTTGAGCAGTTGTACCAACTGGAACTTGTAAGTAACCAAAAGTAGTGATAGAAGTAATAGTACCAGCAGTTGGTGTTGTACCACCAGTAACTGTAACTGTAATACTTGTTCCAGAAACGATGCTTGCAACTACTACACTAGTAGGCGAACCACCGAAAAGAGATCCAGTACCTGCAGTTGCAGTAATGTATTGTCCAACATTAATACCAGTAGTTGAAGAAATACCAGTAATTGTTGCAGTCCATGGACCAGAACCAGTAATAGTGTTACCAACTGTACCACCACCATAACTACCATTATTCATAGTTATGGAAGTTAAATTGGCAAGAGTAGTAGATGTTGAACCGAGAGGAACAGCAGAAGTACCAAGGGTAACTTGACCAGCTGCCCAAGTAGGAGCATAACCCGCACCAGCAGATTGCAAGAACGTACCAGAAGCGTCAGCAGTAATGAAAGAAGATAAACCAGTATCTGACTGAATAACTAACTGACCAGCAGAACCACCAGCAATGTTAGTAGCAGTAACCGCAGTTGTGGCCACACCAGTAGTTAACGAGGAAGCATTAACCCAAACTGGAGAACCTGTACCACCAGAAATTAAAACCTGACCAGAAGTACCAGCAGCAGAAAGACCTAAACCAGAAGCACCAGAATAAGCAACAGCACCCTGAACAGCAGATAATGATGAACCAGTACCACCATATGCTAGAGCAACCGCATTACCAGTCCACACAGAACCAGTACTGAAAGTTTTATTTAGAGCAGTCTGAGCAGTAGTGGTGTTCATCATAATAGATGCACCGCCACCAGTCACACCATCGTGAAGTCGTAATGTTTTTACATCAGTATCGACAGAAATCTCACCATTTGCTCCAGTAAACGCATTGTTCTGGGTAGTAGTTCCTCGTCTAAATTGTACTTGGGTTGCCATTTTGAATTTCCTCTATTTTTGTATATTTATGCTTGCGCTTCTGACCAGAATAAGTTAATGTTAGTACCAACAGCTGCAACAGTACCAGATAAATTCTTAACTACAATCGCCAAAACGTCTGGACCATCTGGGTAGTTGTTATAACCACCAATTGCAGAGTTTGTCAACTCTTTCAATGCAGTCAAGTCAATCTCAGCAAAACCTCCAGGTTGACCCAAGGTAGAGAAAATCTGTTCTCCTGGAGTCGCTGCAGTTGTATTACTCACAGAGATTTGAGCAAAAGATGGTTGAGAACCTAATGCTGCAGTGTTAACTGAAGCCCATGTTAATGTATTAGCATCAATATTTCCTGGATTTAAAATACCAGTAATCTGCACAGCTTGGTCAGACTGTACTTGTAGTTTTTGTAGTAGCAATTGAGAGCGATTAATTAAATCACGATCTCCCAAGTTACCTGATACAGAGTTGGAAACTGATGGTGCTAATCTCAAGAAGAATGCAGTTTTAGATTGACCAGCAGTTAAGTTTACATTCAATGCCGTATAGTTGAAGTAGTAACCACGATCTTGATCGTAACCACCATCCATAACATATGAAGAACCCCAGTGGTTAATAACTGGAGAGCAGGTTACACTTAACAATGCCACAGAATTATATCCGTTACCTAATGCGTGCGAAGCAGCTGTAGTTCCTGAAAATGTTCTATTAACCCCACCCACGAAATTAGTTATTGAGCCACCTCTAGTACAACCAGTTAATTGGTTTCCAGTTTTACCTGTATATGGTATAACTTCACCCTCAATCATAACAACACCAACATTTGGGAATCTAGAAGCGTCTGCTAGTGTTGCGGTTGTTTGACTGTTATTCATAGCAATAGCTAATCTACCGATAACAGATTCGTTAATTGCCTGATATCTAACAGCAGAGTTACCTGTACGCATGTAAGCTTCATCATTAACGTTGTTTTGTTTTAGTCTATGAGCTAATACCATATTACCATCAACACCACGAACCATGAAGTCAACAAAACCAGCACCATACCATGAGAATGAAATACCCATCATCTGCATTTTGTTTAGGTTTATATTATAACCAGAAAATCCAGTGCCATCTAACTTATCGGAGTTAAATTGAGATTGTGGAATTCTAGTATCAATAACAGCTGCAAGTTTAACACCAGTGGCATTGTTAACTCCACGATATTCAGGGTTAATTGTTAGTGTATTATCATCAGTGATAGTACCAACAGTATATGTCATACCAC